GTTTGAATAGTAATTCAGATGCCAGAGATATAGCTGAGAATGAGCTGTCTGAAGCTACTGATATAATGGTGGATGAGTTAGGTAAGATTAGGTTGATGGGTGGTATTTCAACCTCTAGTATGCCAGCTGCTAGGGCTAATCAGATTAATCCTGGATATGGCTTATTTCAATTTAGCCATGATAGACGTGATGGACATACAGCTGGAGCGGGAACAGAAGTAGAAACTGATTATCTAGCACTTTCTGATCCTCATTCTGATGAAGGACAGGTAGATATTTATAGTAATGAAGGCACTACTTGGGGTGATCCTATAACTGGAATGGCTAGTAATAGTTCAGGATTACGAGCAGATGTATTCTATGTTGTAGATGGAGCTTTAAGGGTATGTGATAGTGATTTTGGGAATAGTAATTCTAATAAGTGGTATGGGTATATTGATAGAACACATTTTAGTGGTCTTACACCTGGGGGATCTGCTGACACTTATGATGCATGGTATGTTAAGGAAACAGCATTAGCTAATCCTCCTATCTGTCTTGCTTCAAAATTAGATGGGACTGCAGATGCTAGTAGCAGTGACATAGTATTGAATACTGATAGTAGTTTCCTGATGCCATCATCTGTGACCAATGCCATGTTGGATGGCAATATTGTTCTAGATAGGGATGGTGACGAACAACTTACTCTTGGTTCTGGCGCCAGAAAAGATCAAGATGAAATTAATACCCCTGCAAGAACTGGAGGAAATTGGGATGGTATAAAATGGGCGCTTTTCCCTAAACCTGGAGAAGGATTCCATCTCAATCTTACTGCGGGCAGTGGGTCAGGCGGCACTATTCCTGCAGGATCTTATGATATGGCAATAAGTTATATATATGATGCAGAGCCTGGAGAGTCTGCTGCTCAAGAAAGTTTTCCTGTAAAACTTTATGGGGGTGGCCCAGATGGTTCCAGTTTTACTATAGCAGTGGGAGAGACTACTGCAGTAGAAGTTTTTGCAACTAGTCCATATGATCCAAGATTAACTGGGGGAAGAGTTTATTGGAGGATAACCCAGGTTGGTGGTGGTGGTGATTGGTTACATCTTCTCGACATTAGTCTCAAAAATGGTGTGAGACAATTTTCACTTGGAGCATATGATTCCTGGTCAACTTATGATTCTGGTGCATCTACTCTATGTTTGAGTGCCTCAAGCAATACAATAGATTCAGCAAGTGGTGTTACTTGGGAGGATCTTAATTCAATGTCGCAAGATGTTGATACTAATGCAGCTAAATACAAAACAGCCTTAGTGGCAAATAGGATTGCATATATTGGCAATGTTAGATATAATGGAATTACTTATGGAGATGCAGTATTCAAGAGTCCTATTAATAAATTTGATGTTTTTACTGATGCTAGAAGATTAGAGGCTAGTATTAACGATGGAGATAGTATAGTTAAACTTGAAACTTATGCAGATAGGCTTTTGGTCTTTAAGAAGCGTAAATTAGAATTGTTAAATATATCTCAAGATGTGGAATTCCTGGAAGATACGTTTCTGCATAAAGGAGTATTTCATCCTGCTGCTACATGTAAAACTGACTTCGGTATCGCATGGGTCAATAGAGAGGGGTGTTATCTTTACGATGGACAGAAGGTAAGTAATCTTCTTGAGAAAGGCGGTAGACAAATAATAAAGGAAAGTGATTGGAATGGTTTTACAACTGATAATTCTATAATTGGGTATGTTCCAAAGAAAAGGCAGATAATAGTATTGAAAGATTGTACTGCGACAAGTGTTGGAGATATTTATCTTTTTGATCTAGTAACTCAAAGCTGGATCAAAGGTGACTCTAAGGTTACAGACAATCAGATTCAAACAAATTTTGTTACAGATTGGAATGGCGATTTAGTACATGCACATACTAGTGACATGGGCACATTTGTCAAGTGGGATGATGCATCCGCTAGCAGTTCATCTGTAGATATAGAGACAAAAGATATAGACTTTGGACAACCAGCTGTCAGGAAGAAGATATACAAGGTATATGTGACCCATAGAGGAGATTTGAGTAATCTACAACCTCAATATGCAATAGATGGTACTGGATCATTTAGTAATGCTGGTTCAGTGCTTCCAGCCTCAAGCCCTACAACTGCATGGGTGACAACTGAGGTTTCAGTTAATGTAACAAGCTGTTATTCGTTACAACTTAAATTTGTAAGTAGCGGTGGAAGTACTCCTGCCAATTTTGAAATTAATGATGCGACTATAGTCTATAGACAGAAGGGTATTAGATAATATGGGTATGACTAGGCAAGAGAGGATAGCCCTGCATAAGAAGCAAGAGAGGTTACAAGTAAAGTCTGGAGTACCTGCAGTGTCTGATTTGAATGAAGGTGTCCCAGTGTTAAGATCCACAGATGAGGGCGTGGTAGAGTATGTACGGCACAATGGTGTATTATATAAGAAAGTATTAGATAGGGGGTAAGATTATGGGATATGGAAGAGCATTATTAATGAGAGATGTAAAGCAGGAAGAGGAAGCTTTCCAGAAAAAGGCTAAAAAGAAAAGCTTATGGGGTAGTATTGGAAGAACTTTGGGTGGCTTAGCGGCCATGGGTTTAACTGGAGGTATTGTAAATCCTTGGACTGTAGGAGCCATAACTGCAGCTACTAGCTTTGCAGGTGGTGCTCTTGGAGCTAAGGCTTCTGGTGGAAAGCTAACTGGAGGTAGGTTCTTTCAGGCAGATAGAGAAAGTGCACAAAAAGAATTAGGAGCATTTGGTTCTCGAAATATAGTTGGATCTCTTCAATCTGGTATTACTGCTGGTATAGGGCAGAAATTAAAACTTATGAAGGAAGGTGGTTTATCTTCTGGTAAACAGTTAGGTAAAGAATTGGTAGCAGAAGGTGAGGCCAGTTTAGCAACTGGTAGAGGTGTTGCTGGTAGAAGGGGCTATATGGCTCCAGGAGAAATAACTAGTAAGGTAACGAAAGCAGAACAGTTAGACTTGATGTCAGCTCCATCAGGAATGGGTACTGGAGATGCAGGTAGTTTATGGGATCAATATTCTCCAACTAAGGTAGAAGGTGTCTCGGAAAAGATGATTAATAAGAAATCAATAAAAGGTTTGCTTGAAAACTATTTTGCTCCTGGTGAACAACAGAGAAATGCATATCTTTATGATCGTTATCCTGAAATGTTTGAAGGGGCAAGTTCTCTGCCTAAACAATATACTTCTGGAGCGTCAACTGTAATTGGGGGTAGATAATGGCTGGATATAACAGAGGTATAGTAGCAACACGTAAGCTTAATGAGAAGAATAAAGCCAACTTAGGTCGTAGAGGTGATACCAAGATACGTGAAGTAGGTGGCAGGAGATCTCATGTTAATGCTTTAGAAGCATATCTTATTGATGTTAATGGTAAGGCAGGGGAAGAGTATGCTAAAAGAGTTGGTGCTGGTACTATTAATCCCCTTACTGGTATGCCTGAGTATCATGACTGGTATGATGAGACGTTGGGAGAGATAACCCATGAACATCCAAAGCCAGGAGAAGAGGGGAACCTTGGATCCGACCTACCAGATCCAAATGCACCAGACCCATACAGTTATGAAGGGTTAAGTGATGTAACCGGGGAACAATTAAAAACATTTGATCCAAATCTTGGAGCTGATGATGTAAAATATTTTCAAGATATCTTTACTGATGTGCCTTTTGGATTTCTTGGAGAGGAACAAGATTTAACTACTAGAGGATTGAAAAGTGCATATGGGGCTACTATGGGTGCATTAGGTAGTCGAGAAGCAAATCTTGGACTTAAAATGGAAGGTATTAGTAGGACTGCAGGACGTGGACTTAGGGAGGCTGGTAGAGGTAGAGATATAGCAGCTTCAAGATCAGGTTTAGCTACTAGTGGAACTATAACTCAAGGATATGAAACACAGAAAAAAGGTTTATTTCAAGATTATGCAGCAGGTATTGAAGGTATACAAATCGGAATGGGAGATATTCAGCGAGAAAAAGGAACTGCATTAGAAACATTGACTTTAGGCAAAGAAGGAGCAGGTCTAGACTTTAGAACAGCTGAGTATGCAGAACAACAAAGACAGCTGGATGAGTATTGGGATATGATTGGACTACGCCAAGCAGCTGGTTAATAAAATTAATATTTATAGAAGGAAATAATTATGGCACAAGTAGTAGTAGAAAGAAGTGCAATAGCAGATTTCTTGGATGAACTTCCAGGTCTGTTAATGCAATATAAGCAGATGCAATGGGCTATGGAAGAGAGAGCTTTAGAT